AGCCAAAGAGAACTGTGACTGTTGTACAGAAAGAACACGACGTGCATAATATACACGCTCTGTCTTTGGAGAAGCTGTTGTTGGAGCTTGTCCAACTGCAATTAGCTGACGCTCTGTTGGAGCTTCACCTAATGATCCACCCGCAAGTGCGAGAACATCATTTCCGCTTTGTGTTCCTGTAGATGGTGATGTTAAAGTGTCTGATCCCTGTCCAAATACAACTAGAACATTTTCTAGTGTACCTTCGGACATTTCTGTTGCGATCATAACCTCCATCGCAGACTTGAACAGCTTAGCTGTATCAAGCAACTGGTCAACAGTTACAGAATCGTATGTTGGGTTATATGTGATCTGAAGACCATTGTTAGTAAAACCAACGTTTCTGTAATAGAATGCACCGCTTGTTACACCATTAAGTGTATCTGTATAAGATTTTGTTGTCTCATATGCAGCTGCATCTGTTGAGCCTGGTTCTGCGTTTTCCTTGTATGCTGATCCTTCTGTAATATCAATGTTTGAAATAAACAATGGAGAAGCACCAACGAGAATATTTTTAGCATTACCTGCTGATTGTGCCATGAATTAAACCTCCTATTTCATGAAATTAATATATATATATTTGGCTGGCTAGGCCCTTTCCTCTATGTCTAATTATAGGGTAATAGATAGTCTAAAGCAAACTAGGCAAACCTGCCATTATTGTCTGTAATCCTTGAATATTTGACCTCTAATATTACGTCCGCCGCAAAGAAGCCCTGTAGCTCCTCGGATGGGGCTGTTGGAGAAATGTCTGCTATAAATATGCTATGGAATTTAAACTTGTTTGAAAGCTTATCCCAATAATTTACATCCCTAGCTGAATCATCCATTCTTCTAAATTGGTCTGTCATGAAGTTTCTTATTTCTACTATATCTATAACCTCTGTAGAATATATTGTGAATAAGATTTGCTCACAGCAAATAAGCCAGTTGTTCTCGTATGATAACCCTATCTTGTCATAGACTATGTGCTTCTTACCGCTCAAAAATTGATTCATCTCTGGAGCCTGCTGAATTGGCAATATTGGGATAATAGTCTCGTCTAAATTGTCACTATAATAATCATTAGGATTAAATATATTAGCCGCCTTTAGCTTTTCCCATAAAAACTTTCTAAGTTCAAACACTGCGTCTAGTTTATAGTTAGGCATTAGATACCCCCGTAAAAGCCGCTAGAAGGGCCGCATCAGCCTCGCTGGCAACACTATTAGGTGAGAACTTATACTTAACCGTTTTAATCTGTACAGGGACCGTCAGAGCCTTTGTCATGGCAGAATTAAACAGTCTTTGAAAGCCAGACTTTTTAATAGACATATTGACTAATTGTCCTGTAAAAAAATATTTATAAGAAGATAAAAATGAATTTTTAGTTGCTGCTCCACCTGGCTTATTTACTGTAACTGATTGCCCTTTAGGCATAAACACAGTATAACCATTTACATCAAAAACTAATCGTTCAGATTTTCTGGGACTAATTACAACTGTTTTGCCCTGCTCCATAATAAAAGCTTTTTTAACAAATACATGTTTATGATTTGAATTTTCTGAAGGCACAAAAGATTTTGAATCTAGCAGCTCATAATTTAATTTAAATGATAATCCATCTTGGACCAACTTATTTAACTTAAACAGTCTTGCTTCTTTTGTTCCAGCCTGATCCCACTCATAAACATGGTGAAAAGATTTTGGATTAGTTCTAGCTTTTGCATCTATGTATTCTCCAAAGTCTTTGTCTATCTGCCTAAATAATGTTTTACTGAATGAATTTTGAAATGCTAAATTGGAAGAAAGTTTAGCCAGCACATTTGTTTTATAGAATATGGCAGCAGATATCTGAGCTACAGTGCTATCTTTTATTGCACCGCTAATTGGCTGTCCAGCCATTAGATTAACTAATCCGCTAGCAGCCTGAAGGGCCATTGCTTCAGAAGCCAATTTGCTGATTCTCCGATCTTTTTACTGATGAATTGTATCCAATAACTTTTCCAAAAGGGTCTGTTATAGGAGTAGTGCCCATTATTTCAAACACTGTTGGTGTATCATTTGGTGAGTTTATTTCTGTCCATATATAATTGTTGTTAGCATCTCTAATGTTTGTTATTTTTTCTCTCAAGGTTAGTCTTTGTGCAGTTCTAATTTGTAAAACCTGATCATTATAATACTTGTTTCCCATAACCTGTTTGTCGCTTGTTCTGGTAGATGATGAGTTACTTATTACTCCCTTTGCGTGACATGGCAAAGTTTTGTAAAATATCCATTGCTTTTTAATTGCTCCAGTATCTGGATCTTGCTCATCTGTTTGTCTGTAAACATCTAACTTCATAGACAAGACTGCATCTACGATTGTGTTCATTAGATTATTGCCGCACCAGATAATACGTAGTCTGCCAGTAATTTATCGGCATAAGCATTTCCAGTTCCTCTAAATACATCTACATTGTACTCAAAATCCCAATCGAAAGTAGACATATTTTTTATGTAGTTATTCTTCCAGTTAATATCATTTGAGAAATAGTCTTTCATAAGCTCTATTCCAGCAAGCTCTACGCTATCGGGAACCTTTTCCCAACCAAATCTGCCATTAACTTCGTAAGTTGTATCTGATCTAAATACTCCGCTAGAATCATGTATGCTGGGAGGAACCATACCATTTGCAGTATAAACAGTATTGTCTAACATAGCAGCACGATTTATTCTTAATCCATATCCTGTTGTAACAATTTCTACATTGTAGTTCCAGTTATTAATACCTTGAATATTATTTACTAGCAATATATCGTTTGCATATAGTTCATGAAGATCATACATTTTTGCTGGCAAGGGGAGTACGTCTGAGTTGTATCCAGTTATTGAATAAGACTCATCATATAAATAAAACTTTTGATGGGTATATTCCTCTATACGCTTTCTAGCATACTTTTCTGCACGACATAACTCTTTATATGATTTATAGTTTGGATCAGAAGGATCTATGCTAATCCCTAAATCTTCTATATGGTTAAAATCCACATATGGAGTTACTACAAAAACCTCATCCTCTTTATATACAAACTTTTCTCCAATATAATATTCCCACTTTAGTCTTAGCGTTTTATTTCTATTGGTGTGGTTTAAAGGTATATAAACAGTATAAGATCCAGGATTAGTTTCATCCGCCACCGCCGTCAATGTTTCTAACAGTGTTGTTGGTGCAATTGGAGGATTTATTGCTGGGTCGTTTGTAACATCGTAAACTTTTACGATAGGATCATTTTCTGGAACTGCTATATCGCCATTCCAGAATATTTGATGCGTTACTGGAGATTGTGAATTTAATAATATCTCTGCCATTTAGCAGGTTTAGTTGTAGTACTCCTGTACCTCTCTTGGCGTAGCCAACCTAAACCCTTCCTCCTTATCAAAAATTTGCTGTGCTTTTTCAGGCTTCATAGCAACAAAAGGATGTTCCTTTGTAAACGTATGTCCTGCAATATCATATCTATAATTTGCACGTGTCATTCTAACCAAAACCATGTCGTCTTCTAACTCTTGGTTAGGGTCAAACTTTGGTAAAACTTCTGGTGCTTCTTCTTTTGAGTCTTCTATGTTTTTTAGTGTGCTTTGATAGACTGACCAAGTTACGCCTTCTTCTGCCAATGCGGCAATAATATCTG